TTTATTTCAGAAAGTATCACTATCAATGGTGATTTCAATGGAACTCTAAATGTAGGTTCCTCTCAACCAGAACAAGCAACCGAGTCTTTCTTTGCCGACGTTGTTTGGGAAGGGAAGATGTATCGTTTGGAAGTGGAAGGCAAGATGCTTTCTAAGAATGAACTCGCAGAACAAATTCAAGGGGAATATCCTGGCGCAATTGTTCATAATGTTTATCCTTCTCAAGTAAATACTTCAAGAATCAAAAACGCACAGAGATACCAACCAGAAAGATTATCGTGGAGTGAATGATTAATGGCTCAGTGGAATAAGAATACACAAGACTTTCTAAATCAAGAAAGAACTCTTTTTGAAGTTTTTAATGTAGCAACAAAAGATGGAGAACAGGTTAGTTACTCTAATCCATTTCCAGTATCTCTTGGAAGTTCGACAATTACAATTGTTGGAGATATTACAATTCCAACAACAGTAAGTGTTGCAAGTTCTCCAGCAAATCCAATTCATAATCACATTACAGAAGTTGGAACAAGTGATATATTGAATGTTCCATATCTTCCAGTTGGTATTGGAACTACAAATTTAAATCTAACATATCTTCCAGTTGGTATTTCTTCATTACTAAACACAGTATCAATATCTAACACATCATTCTATATTAGTGGTTTCGGTTCTCATGTTTCTATATCCAATACAAGTTTTTATATCTTAAATCCTGTTACTTCAGTAACTGTTGGTGGAACTGTATCAATTGCTAATACAGTATCAATATCTAACACATCATTCTTTGTAACTGGTATTGGTTCTACTGTATCAGTTTCAGGAACGGTAAGTATCAATGATGGTGGTAATAGTATCACTGTTGATGGAACAGTTTCCGTTAGTGCTGGTGCATCAATCGCAATCACTGGTCAAAATCTTGATGCATTTGGAAGATTAAGAGTATCAGAACCATTTACACTTGGAGATTATTCTCATGTTTATGGTGAAGAAGTAGAACTTCTCACAAAGACAGTTGGTGCAGCATCAACAACAACTTCAAGTGGAACAGAAGCAGCAATTATTCTTTCAGTTGGAACTGGTGCGACTGATAGAGTAGTTCACCAGTCCAGGATGTATCATCATTATATGCCTGGAAAATCTCAATATATTCTAGAAAGTTTTAATTTCAGAGAACCCAGAAATAATACTTATAAAGCAATTGGATATTTTGATGCCTATAATGGTGTTTTTGTAAAACAAGTTGGTATTGGAACAACAGCAAGATATGATATTGTAAAAAGGTCTAATGTTGGTGGAGCAGTCACTGAAACTACAATTCCTCAAAGTGAGTGGAATATTGATTCACTAGACGGAACTGGACCTAGTGGCATTAATATATTCTTTGAAAGGTCTCAATTACTCTTTATTGATTTCCAATGGTTAGGTGTTGGTAGAGTCAGAGTTGGATTTGAGAATGGTGGAACTTTCCATACTGCTCACGAATTTGTACATACTGGTAATATTGAATATGTTTATTGGAGTCTTCCTTCACTTCCAATAAGATGTGAGGTTGGTAATTTTGGTGCAGCAGTTGGTATTGCGTCTATGAACCAGATGTGTGCAACTGTAATGAGTGAAGGTGGATATAAGGAAACTGGTGTAGAATTTTCAGTCAATACTGGCGGAATTACACTTGCAAAGACTGATCCTACAAATACACAATGTGTATTAGCAATTCGTCTCAAAAACTCATACAAAGGACTTCCAAATCGGTCAATTGTAAGAATTAGTGATTTACAAATTTTAAGTTCTTCAGCATCTTGTGGATATTCAGTTTGGAGACTTCCATCTTCAACACTAATAACTGGGGGAAGTTGGGTAAGTGATAATGATGATTCCACTGTTGAATATAACACGAGTGTTGGAACTGCATTTACAACTACTGGTGGATTAAGACAAGCATCTGGATTTATTGCTGCTAATAATCCATCAGGAAAACAATCAAGTGGTGTTGCTGCTGGAGACCCAACATCAGCAAAAAGGTCTTATTTAAGTCAGAACATTGATAGTGATGATAGTAATGTATATGCGATTGTTGTTACAAATTTAAGCACAAGTGCAGAAACAGACATTTATGGTTCATTACAGTGGAGAGAGACTAGGTAATTTTTTATGAGTGAAGTTTATCTTAGGGGTCCAGAAAGGGGGTATGAATATGTCTAACGATGTCTATTTGGGCAATCCTCTGCTCAAAAAAGCAAACACACAGATTGAATTTACAGAAGACCAAATTATTGAGTTCTTAAAGTGCAAGGAAGACCCTGTTTACTTTGCTAGAAATTATATCAAAATTGTTTCTTTGGATCACGGTTTAGTTCCTTTTGAGATGTATCCATTTCAAGAGAAATTGATTCAAAACTTTCATAATAATCGTTTTAATATTTGTAAGATGCCCCGTCAGACGGGTAAAGCTTTATCATTGGATACTCCAATTCCAACTCCAAACGGTTGGACAACTATGGGAGATCTTAAAGTTGGTGATGATATTTTATCTCCAACAGGAGATTCTGTTTCAGTTGTAATGAAAACTGAAACAATGTACAATCATGATTGTTATAAAATATATTTTGATAATGGTGAAGAAATAATTGCAGATGCAGATCATTTATGGGAAGTTAATAGTTCATATTGGAGAACTGGAAAGAAAGTTATAACTTCTAAAGATATATTTGATCAATATCAATCAAAGGTAAAAAATAAAAGAGGAAAGGGATTTCAAGGATCTTTATTTGTAGACAAATCAAAACCAATTAACTTTATTAAAAATATATTAGATATTGATCCATATCTTCTTGGTGTTTGGTTGGGTGATGGATATTCTTCTGATGGAAGAATAATCGCACATAAAGATGACTATGATTTTTATAAAGAAAAGTTTGATATAGAACATGGGAAAGAACAGAATAATTGTATTAGATTTAAAATTAAAAATTTATATTCCAAATTAAAAAACTATAATTTACTTAAAAATAAGCACATTCCGCCAAAATATCTTCGTTCTTCTTATGAAGATAGATTAGAACTTCTTCGAGGTTTAATGGACACTGATGGATCTGTTAGAAACAACAGCAGATCGTTTGAATTTTATCAAAAAAATTATGATATAATTTTACAAGTTGTTGAGTTACTTTCTTCTCTTGGCATAAAGTCAAATATAAGAAGGAAAAAAATTGAAGAAAATTACTATCATACAGTATCTTTTTCAACTAAAGAAAGAGTATTTAATCTTCCAAGAAAAATTAAAAATATAAATTCAACAAAGTTAGTCAGAAAACAAGAAAGTAGACACTATATTCATAAAATAGAAAAAGTTGATAGTGTACCAGTTGCGTGTATACAAGTTGATAGTGAAGATCATCTGTTTTTGTGCGGTAGAACTTTTATTCCCACTCACAATTCTACAACTGTCGTTTCATATCTTTTACACTACGCTGTTTTTAATGATAATGTCAATATTGCAATTTTGGCAAACAAGGCATCAACGGCAAGAGACCTACTTGGTAGGTTACAACTTGCATATGAAAACTTGCCAAAGTGGATGCAACAAGGTATCATATCTTGGAATAAGGGTAGTTTAGAATTAGAAAATGGCTCCAAAATTTCATCTAACTCTACTTCTTCATCTGCTGTCCGAGGCGGATCCTATAATGTCATCTTTCTTGACGAGTTCGCGTTCATCCCGAATCACATTGCTGATGACTTCTTTGCCTCTGTTTATCCTACTATTTCTTCTGGACAGAGTACGAAAGTAATTATCGTTTCTACTCCACGCGGTATGAACCATTTCTACCGCATGTGGCATGACGCTGAACGGGGCAAGAATGAATACGTACCTACAGATGTCCATTGGTCGGAAGTACCTGGTAGAGACGCTGCCTGGAAGGAGCAGACGATTGCTAACACTTCTGAGCAGCAGTTTAATGTGGAATTTAACTGCGAGTTCTTGGGTTCTACAAATACCCTTATCAATCCAGCAAAACTCAGAAATCTAGTTTATGAGGATCCAATTAAGAGAAATGCTGGGTTGGACATTTATGAACATCCAAAAAAGGATAATAATTATCTAATAACTGTTGATGTTGCTCGCGGTATGGGTAACGATTATTCAGCATTTGTTGTTTTTGATATTACAAATTTTCCATATAAAGTAGTTGCAAAGTATAGAAATAATGAAATAAAACCAATGTTATTTCCAAACATTATTAATGAAGTAGCAAAGGGTTACAATAATTCTTGGGTTTTGATTGAAGTTAATGATATTGGTGATCAAGTATCTAATATACTTCACTTTGATTTAGAATATGATAATATTTTAATGTGTTCAATGCGTGGTCGTTCTGGACAAATTGTTGGATCTGGATTTAGTGGAAAAAAATCTCAACTTGGAATTAGAATGACATCTTCTGTTAAAAAATTAGGTTGTTCAAATTTAAAAACTTTAATGGAGGATGATAAATTAATTACTGTAGATTATGATATTATTTCAGAATTAACTACATTTACCCAACGTCATAATTCTTTTGAAGCGGAAGAGGGTTGCAATGATGATTTATCCATGTGTCTTGTCATTTTTTCTTGGTTAGTTGCACAAGATTATTTTAAAGAAATGACAGATAATGATGTTAGAAAAAGAATTTATGAAGAGCAAAAAAATCAAATAGAACAAGATATGGCACCATTTGGATTTTTATCCGATGGATTGAGTAACGTAACAAGTTTTACTGATGTTGATGGTGATAGATGGTATTCAGATGAATACGGTGATATATCATATATGTGGGATTACCAATAATGGAATTAAATGATCAATTTGATTTAGAACATTTATTTTTTACGGAAAGAAAATGTAGATCTTGTAAAAATATAAAAAGTCTCACAGATTCTTTTTATAGAATTCGAAAGAATAATACATTGTCTTCTTCATATTCTTATGAGTGTAAAGATTGCACAATAAAAAGAATTATTGAGTCTAAAAAGAAAAAAGTTTATAAGATTGAATGGGAATATCCAGATTGGTAGGTTCATGCAGTGTTTCCCCAATGGAAATAGTATTTTTAATAAATATTTTTAGAATAATTCTGGATATCACGGAGAAACAAGATGCCACTAAATTTAGCATCTCCTGGAATTGTAATAAGGGAAGTTGACTTAACACTTGGGAGAGTAAGTCCTGCGTCAGATAAGATAGGTGCTATTGTGGCACCTTTTCCCAAAGGAATAGTAGGAGAACCAATTTTAATTCAAAATGAACAAGAATTAATTGAAAATTTTGGAACACCATCCCTTGCCGATAAGCAATATGAAACTTGGTTAGTTGCCTCTTCATTTTTATCATATGGAGGTAGTCTTAGAGTAATTAGATCAGATGATGAAAATATTTCTAATGCTTTTGTTGGATCAGCAACTAGCATAAAGATTAAAAGTTATGAAGACTACATTAACTTGGGATATGACGAAAATGTAATTTCTGGGGTAACAGTTTGTGCTAAAGATCCTGGATCTTGGGCAAATGGTGTTAAAGTTGCAATCATTGATGCGAAAGCAGATCAGATTTTAAGTGGTCTTAGCACAGATATTCAAGTTGGTTGTGGAGTAACTCAAGCAATTACTTCGGTTCTTGCTGGTTCAGGATCTACATCTGTTTTGGGTGGATATTTAAAGGGTGTAGTTACTGGAATAGGTGTAAGTTCAATCCAAGTAAAAGTTTTGAGTCATGTATCTGCAGATGGAACAGAGACTACAGTAGATTATCAACCACAAGGAGTTTACTCTTTTGCGTCTGGAGGAACACTTGGTATTCATACCAGCGGTGTATTAACCGCATATACAACTAAAACATATGCCGCTCAACAAGATTGGTTTGATCAACAAACAATCAGTCTTACAAATTCTAAAGTTTATTGGAATACTCTTGCAGATAGACCCTCAACCTCAAACTTTGCTGCAGCAAGAGGAGCAAGATTCGATGAAGTTCACGTAGTTGTATTTGATGATATTGGGTCTATTAGTGGAAATACTGGAACAATATTAGAAAAGCATCTTTCACTTTCTAAAGCGTCTGATGCGGAATTCTCTGTTGGAAGTACTTCGTACTGGAGAAAGTACATAGCAGAAAATTCTAGATATATTTTTGCTGGATCTGCACCGTCTGGAATTGTTACTACCGCATATACTTCTGGATTTACTTTAGCAACAGATACAGGTTGGGATCAATCTGCGAGTGGAATTTATTTTGCTGGAACAGGATCAAATGTTCTAACATTAGCAAATGGTAAAAATTATGATGGAAATACTGATTTAACTGTAGAAGGATCACTCAGTTCAACCCTCGCCAATTTGTCTAGTGGTTATGAAATTTTTTCAAATTCTAATGAGTATCTAGTAGATTTCTTACTCATGGGATCTGCAGGTTATGAGAAAGAAACTGCACAAGCTCTTGCTTCTAAATTGATATCTGTTGCCGAAGAAAGAAAAGATTGTATAGCATTTATATCTCCATATAGATCCGCACTTTTAACAGAATCTTCTGGTAATAAATATGTTCTTAAAGATTCTGCAACTATAACTGATAATTTAATTAGTTTCTATTCTTCAATTCCATCTTCATCATTTGCAGTATTTGACAGTGGATACAAGTACATGTATGATCGTTTTAGTGATACTTTTAGATATGTTCCTTTAAATGGAGATATTGCTGGTGTTTGTGCTAGAACTGATACAACTTCTTTCCCATGGTTTTCCCCAGCAGGAACTTCAAGAGGTGCAATTTTAAATGCCGTAAAATTAGCATATAATCCTTCAAAAATCCAAAGAGATAGACTTTATTCGAATAGAATCAATCCAATTATTTTTTCACCTGGTTCTGGAATAGTATTGTTTGGGGATAAAACTGGACTTGCAAAATCCTCTGCATTTGATAGAATTAATGTTCGTAGATTGTTTATCTATCTAGAAAAAGCAATTTCTAGTGCTGCAAAAGATCAATTGTTTGAATTCAATGATGAAAATACAAGAAGAAACTTCGTATCCACAGTTGAACCATTCTTGAGAGATATTCAATCAAAGAGAGGTATTGAAGGTTATAGAGTAATTTGTGACACAACAAATAACACAGCTTCTGTTATTGATTCGAATGAATTTATTGCCGATATTTTTATAAAACCAAATAGATCTATTAATTACATTGGATTAACATTTGTTGCTACTAGAACAGGTGTTTCTTTTGAAGAAATAGTTGGTACGGTTTAATTTTTAAAAAATTCACATAAAAAACAGAGGTAAAAACAATGACATTAAGAAGTATTACAGATTTTAAGGGTCAACTTATTGGTGGAGGATCTAGACCCAATTTATTTTCAGTTGCTCTAACTTTTCCTACTACAATAGGATCTCAAGCAATAACAGATTCTGTTAATGCTGGAAGTAAACTTGAATTTTTAGCAAAATCAGCAGCACTACCAGCTTCAAATATTACTCCAATTGAAGTGCCATTTAGAGGAAGAGTTTTAAAAGTTGCTGGAGAAAGAACATTCGATACTTGGTCAATTACTGTAATTAATGATGTAGATTTCAAAATTCGTACCGCATTTGAAGAATGGATGAATGGAATTAATGATCTTAATCAGGCAACTGGTGAGACAAGACCTGCCGAATATGATTGCGATTTACAAGTATCACAATTAAATAGAGCAGGTGAAGCAATAAGAACATATGATTTTATTGGTTGTTTCCCAACAAATATTTCTCAAATTGATTTGTCCATGGACACAACTGATACAATTGAAGAGTATAGTGTTGAATTTCAAATTCTTTATTGGAGAGCTTCTGCAACAACTGCATCTAGTCCAGTTCCTATTACTTCACCTGCAATTTCTACCTGATAAATAGTTTTAAGATATTTAAAACTATAAAATTATAAAATGGCAAAACTCTTTGGTTTCTCTATTGAAAATTCTGATCAAAAATCTAAATCAATTGTCTCCCCCGTTCCTCCAAATAATGAGGACGGGGTTGATAATTACATTGCTAGCGGTTTTTATGGTTCGTATGTAGATATTGAAGGGGTATATAGGACAGAATATGATTTAATTAAAAGATATAGAGAAATGGCATTACATCCTGAGTGTGATAATGCTATTGAAGATGTTGTAAATGAAGCCATTGTAAGTGATCTTTATGATTCACCTATAGAAATAGAACTTTCTAATTTAAATGCAAGTGATAGATTAAAGGAAGTTATAAGAGAAGAATTTAAATATATTAAGGAAATATTAGATTTTGATAAAAAATGCCATGAGATTTTTAGAAATTGGTATGTTGATGGAAGAATTTATTATCATAAAGTAATTGACTTAAAAAAACCAGAAGAAGGGATTAAAGAAGTAAGATATATAGATCCCATGAAAATGAGATTTATAAGACAACATAAAAAAGATAAAAATTCTATACCTGGTTCAAATCTTAATAGATTAGATGAAACAGAAAAATCTATTCATCCAGAAATAGAAGAATATTTTTTATATACACCAAAACCAAATTTTCCAGTTGGTGCTATTGCTAGTGTAGGTACATCTACAAAAGGAATAAAAATAGCAAAAGATTCTATTACTTATGTAACTTCTGGACTAGTAGATAGAAATAAAGGAAGTATTCTTTCATATTTACATAAAGCAATTAAAGCACTCAATCAACTTAGAATGATTGAAGACTCTTTGGTAATTTATAGACTATCGAGGGCACCGGAACGTAGAATTTTTTATATTGATGTTGGAAATTTGCCCAAAGTAAAGGCAGAACAATATCTCAGAGATGTTATGCATCGTTATAGGAATAAATTAGTCTATAACGCTTCAACTGGAGAAGTTCGTGATGATCGTAAATTTATGAGTATGATGGAAGATTTTTGGCTTCCAAGAAGAGAGGGTGGTAGAGGAACTGAGATTACTACTCTTCCAGGTGGACAAAATCTTGGAGAACTTTCAGATATTGAATATTTTCAAAAAAAACTTTATAGAGCACTTGGAGTTCCAGAATCTAGAATTGCCTCAGATGGTGGATTTAATCTTGGAAGATCATCAGAAATTTTACGTGATGAATTAAAATTTTCAAAGTTTGTTGGACGTTTGAGAAAACGTTTTTCATATTTATTCAATGATATGTTAAAGACGCAATTAATTCTTAAAAATATTATTACTCCAGAAGATTGGGAAAAAATTTCAGACCATATTCAATATGATTTTCTATACGACAATCAATTTGCAGAATTAAAAGAATCGGAATTGATGACTGAAAGAATAACACTATTGGCATCAGTGGAACCATATATTGGAAAATATTTTTCCCAGGATTATGTTCGGAGAAAAATACTTCGCCAAACAGACGCGGAAATTGTTGAAATTGACAAAAGAATTAAAAAAGAAATTGAAGATGGGATAATTCCGGATCCAAATTCTATTGATCCTATTACTGGTGAACCATTACCTCCACAAAATGGAGAAGTGGGTCCTCTTGGAGAAGTTCCTCAAGAACCAAATCTTGATGCACAAGGAGCAGCAACAGATGCTCAGTTGCAAAAAGATACCAAAAAAGCTGAAATATAAATAAAGTATACAGTTATATTAAATTTTTATGGAAGAACTTATAGATTTGGTGGCAACTGATTGTCAACCTTCTGATATTAGTGACAAAATTAAAGAACTTTTATTTGCAAAGGCAATCGAAAGAATTGAATTTGCAAAACCAATAGTTGCTTCTTCATTATTTGATGGAGAAGTAGAAGGTACTGAGGAAGAATAATGACTACAAAAATTTTAGCAGATGAAATAAGTTTACCGATTTCAACAGGCGCTGCTACTAGTTTTAGTTCTGCAACTGTTGTTCGTCTTGTAAATACAGATACTTCAGCACATACCATATCAATTGTTGAAACTCAAGGAGGAACTGGTGTCGGTTCTATCACTATGCCAGCTGGATCTGTTGAACAGATTGTAAAAGTTGCAAGTTATTGTGTTTTTGCAGATAGTGCTTTAGTTAGAGGAACAAAAGTAGGATTTACAAACTAAAAAAAATGAAACTCATCACAGAAGAAATTCAAAAAGTAGAATTTATTACCGAAGGTAAAGGTGCTGAAAAACAGTGTTACATTAAAGGTATTTTTCTACAAGCAGAACAAGTTAATAGAAATGGGAGAATGTATCCCATGTCTATTATGGAGAGAGAAGTAAATCGTTATAACGAAAACTTTGTTCTAAAGGGTCGTGCTCTCGGTGAATTGGGTCATCCAGATGGTCCAACTGTAAATCTTGATAGGGTTTCGCATAAAATTTGTGAACTTTATAGAGATGGTAATAATTTTATGGGTAAAGCAAAACTTCTCGAAACACCTATGGGTAAAATTGCAATGTCTTTAATTAAGGAGGGTGTTTGTCTTGGTGTTTCTTCTCGTGGTGTTGGATCTCTTCAAATGACTCAGGAAGGTCATAAAGTTGTTGGTGAAGATTTCATGCTTGCTACTGCTGCAGATATTGTTGCAGATCCTTCTGCACCTGACGCTTTTGTTCAAGGAGTTATGGAAGGTAAAGAATGGATTTGGGAAGGAGGAATTCTTCGTGAACAATTTGTAGAGTCAACAAAACGCAGAATTAACACTTTAGTCGATGAAAGAAGACTTCAAGAACACAAAGTTAAATTATTCAAAGAATTTCTTTCAAATCTTTAATTTATAAATAAATATAGATTATAAACAAATATCTAAAAACAATGTCCGTTGGTAGTAATTTACAAGAAATGGAAAACGTAGTAACCAAAGGAGCTAAACCTGCAGAACCAATGCAAAAGTTAACCACAGGAATTCCTGATGGTCAAACTGGCAATTGGGAAGATCTGGGTGGACCAACTCCAGAAAATTATCGTTCAGACGATGATTCGGCAAAACTTAAAGATGCAACTTCTCTTGCTTCTGTAAGAAATGTTGTCAATCAGAAAGCACAACAAGCGATGCCTATGCAAAAACTTGCATCAGGTTCTGTTAAGGAAGAATCTGAAGATGAAGGTGAAGTTTTAGTTGATGATGAAGAAGAAGAAGAAGTTTTAGTTGATGAAGAGGATATTGAAGAAGTTGAAGAAACTGCTGCTGAAGAAGAAGTAGTAGAAGAAGAAATTGATATTGAAGAAGATGTTCAAGCTCTTTTAGAAGGAGAAGATCTTTCAGAAGAGTTTCAAGAAAAAGCACGTACTATTTTTGAAGCATCTATTAGATCAAAAGTTTTAGAAATTAAAGAAGATTTGCAGACAAGATATGAAAATTCTTTAATTGAGGAAATATCCTTAATTAAAGAAGAACTTACAGATCGTGTTGATGCATATCTAGAATATGTTGCTGATGAGTGGATTCAGGAAAATGCACTCGCAGTTGAGCACGGTCTTAAGACTGAAATGACCGAATCATTCCTTCAAGGAATGAAGGGTCTTTTTGAAGATCATTATGTTTCAATCCCTGAAGATAGATATGATGTAATCGAGAGTATGGTAGATAAACTTGATGAAATGGAAGCAAAACTCAACGAGCAAATCGAAAGAAATGTTGCTCTAAATAGAAGATTAGCAGAGTCAGTTGCTGATGTAATTTTTGCAGATGTCGCTGAGGGTCTTGCACTTTCTCAGAAAGACAAACTCGCTTCTCTTGCCGAAAATGTTGAGTTTGATAGTGAAGCAAACTATCGTGAGAAACTGGTAACTCTGAGGGAATCTTATTTCCCAACCAGATCCGCTGGTACTCAAAAAGACTTTTCTGAGAATTTGTCCGAAGAATTTTCATATGAGGAAAATCTGAACGAATCAGTATCTCCAATTATGGAAGCATACCTTCAAACTCTCAGTAGAGTATCTAAAAAGTGATTTTTAAATCATAACAATCAAACTAAATTTTTTAAAGAGGTAAACTAAAATGCAAATGTTCAATGCCGAGCATCTGCAGGAGAAGTGGGCACCAATCCTTGACTACCAAGGAATGGATCCGATCAAAGATTCACATCGTAGAGCGGTAACTGCTATCCTGTTAGAAAATCAAGAAAGAGAACTTCGTGAGGAAAGAGCATTCCTTGCCGAAGGTCCAACTGTAAATACTGGTTCATCTGGTGGAACTGCTGGTTTCAGTGCTAACGCATCAGCACCTGTTGCAGGTTTTGATCCTGTTCTGATCTCATTAATCAGACGCTCAATGCCTAACTTAGTCGCATATGACCTTGCTGGCGTTCAACCAATGAATGGTCCTACTGGACTTATCTTCGCAATGCGTTCGAAGTATAGTTCTATGAGCGGCACAGAAGCTCTATTCAATGAAGCAGATACTGCATTCTCTGGAACTGATTCCACTCCAGCAACTGGAGAAATTGGAACTGCATATGTATCTGGTTCCGATGGTGCTTCAGTTGGTTTTGGTACTACCGCTCATGGTGGTACAAATCCAGGTCTTTTAAATCCAGAAAGTGGTCAAGCATACAACACCTATAGTGTAGGTCGTGGTATGGATACCGAGGATGCAGAATCACTCGGAACAAACAGCAACCACTTTAACGAAATGGCATTCTCAATCGAGAAAGTCACCGTTACTGCAAAGTCAAGAGCATTGAAAGCTGAGTATTCACTTGAGCTTGCTCAAGACCTCAAGGCAATTCATGGTTTGAATGCAGAAGCTGAGTTGGCAAACATTCTGTCAACTGAAATTCTTGCCGAAATTAACCGTGAGGTTATTCGTACAATTTATAAGGCAGCTGAGTCTGGTGCTCAGAATAACGTTGCTTCTGCTGGTACGTTTGACCTTGATGTTGACTCCAACGGTCGTTGGTCGGTTGAGAAGTTCAAGGGTCTTATCTTCCAAATTGAGCGCGATGCCAACGCAATTGCACAAAGAACTCGTAGAGGAAAGGGCAACATGATCCTTTGCTCTGCAGACGTTGCCTCAGCTCTGACCATGGCTGGTGTACTTGATTACACTCCTGCCCTGAATGCTAATCTTAACGTTGATGACACCGGAAACACTTTTGCTGGTGTTCTGCAGGGTAAGTATCGTGTTTATATCGATCCTTATTCGGCAAACGTTTCAAATAGTCAGTACTACGTTGTTGGGTATAAGGGTTCTAGCCCATATGATGCTGGTATTTTCTATTGCCCATATGTTCCTCTCCAAATGGTTCGTGCCGTTGGTGAGAACACCTTCCAACCAAAGATTGGATTTAAGACCCGTTACGGTCTTGTCGCCAATCCATTTGCTGAAGGAACTGAAGCGGGTCTTGGACGTATCACTGCTAATAGCAATCGCTATTATAGAAGAGTTCGCGTTAACAACCTTATGTGATCCAATTTCACATATTCAAAAGACCCCCATTTTGGGGGTCTTTTTTTATCTAAATAAAAATAAAACTAATAATAAAAATGAAACCAACACCTAAACAAATGCAAGAAATATATAAAAACTACGAAAAAGTAGTTGAACATTTAATCAGAGAAGGTTATGCCGTTGATAAAGAATCTGCCCATACTATTATTAATGGTATGAGTGAATCGTGGTTTAATCTAATTATAGAAGAATGAAAAGTTTTAAAAATTTTTGTGAGCAAGCATTTCATCCAGATTTGGTAATTAAAGTGAACGATCCTGAGGTTCAAAAAAACCTTAGAAGTACTGTTATACCTCCTGGACAAAGATATGCATCAGGTCCTCCAGAAATAAAAGTTCCTGAAAAAAAACCCATCATCAAATCTAAAAATTCATTTTTAGATAGAATAATTCGCAATGCACCTTATTAATAAATCGTAATGACATTTCCAAATCAAATTAGTAATAGAAATTTTTTATCTCCAATTGGATTTAAATTTAATATATCTAAAAACAGGAAAATTGATTTTTTTTCAAATAAAGCTAGAATACCAGGGTTAAATTTAGGAATATCAAAACAACCATCTCCATTTAAAATAATTGATGTTCCAGGTGATACCATTGAATATGAAGATTTTATTCTAAATTTTATAGTTGATGAAAATTTGGAGAATTATATGCTAATCCATAATTGGATTACTGGTTTAGGATTTCCAGAAAATTTTGATCAATTTAAAAATTTAACTACAAACGATGATGGGATAGGAGATGAAAAATTACAGTTTAGTGATGGTTCTTTAGCTATACTCAATAGTAACTATAAAGAAATTGCACAAATTAGATTTAGAGATTTATATCCTTATATGATAACGCCAATTGAGTTTGATGCAACAGTAAATGATATTCAATACTTTACAGCAGAGGTAAGTTTCAAGTATACTATCTACAATATTGTTGATACAAATGGAAATCCTTTATGAATCTTGATGAAATTCAGGAGATGTGGCAGAGAGATTCTGTCATTGATCCTGATAATTTACACGATGAATCTTTAAAAATTCCTCAACTTCACGCTAAGTATTATACAATTTACAATACAATTACTCTGTTACGTGAAAAAGCAAGAGAATCATACAATAGAGTTAAACTTGAACGCTATAACTACTACACTGGAAAGGCACCTATAGAGGTCTACGAAGAAGAACCATTTCCCTATAAAGTTCGGGACAAAGAGGCATTACAGAGGCATATGGATGGGGATGAGAAACTAAGTAAGGTAGAACTCAAGATAAGATACTACGATATTATGTTGAAGTTTTTAGAGGAGGTCATTCGTATGATTTCTAATAGGACTTATCAAATTAAGAATAGTATAGAGTTTTTAAAATTTACTGCTGGTTACAATTAATCAAATAAATAATCATAACTGATATGTTATGAATGTCCCATTTGATTATTTCAAAAAAGAATGAGGTATTTCTTCAAGTTGAAGCAGAACCACACGTCTACTATGAACTAAGAGACGCATTTCAATTTGAAGTACCAAATGCTAAATTCGCTCCTGCTTACCGAAACAAGTGGTGGGACGGATTTATCTATCTTTTTAATGTAAATACACAAGAAATATACGTTGGTCTATTAGATAAACTCATAAGATTTTGTGAGCAACATAATTACACTTATGAGTTTCGTAACAATAAGTATTACGGCCTTCCTTTTGAAGTAAATGAACACATCTCAAAGGAAGGTGTAAAGGATTATATAAATTCTATCTGCAAGTACGCTCCCCGCGATTATCAAGTTGAGGGAGTATACGACGCTTTACGACATAATAGAAAGTTGCTGATATCTCCAACTGCTTCTGGAAAGTCTTTGATGATATATTCAATTGTGAGATATTACGTTGAGAAAGGACAAAATATTCTCGTAGTTGTCCCAACGACATCCCTTGTAGAGCAGATGTATAAAGATTTTGCAGACTATGGGTGGGATGTTGGTTCATTTTGCCACAAGATATATGCTGGAAAAGAAAGAGAAACAGACTCTCAGGTAATTATCACAACCTGGCAGTCCATCTACAAACTTCCCCGACAATATTTTTCAAGATTTAATGTGGTAGTTGGAGATGAAGCACACCAGTTTAAATCAAAGTCATTAGTATCTATAATGACAAAACTTTCTGACTGCAAATATAGATTTGGATTTACTGGTACATTAGACGGATCACAGACTCATAAGTGGGTACTGGAAGGTTTATTTGGACCTTCCTATAAGATTATTAAAACTGATGAATTAATGAAAAAAGGTCATGTCGCTACATTAGATATTAATATTCTTCTATTGAAACACCCACCGAATCGCTTCGAAACTTTTGAAGATGAGATTCAATATATTATTAATCATGAAAAAAGAAATAAGTTTATTAAAAATCTTGCTCTTGATCTAAAAGGCAATACTCTGATTCTTTTTGCAAGAGTTGAAGGTCATGGTCAACCTTTATATGAATTAATAAATAAGAGTATCAATGATGATCGCCATGTATTCTTCGTACATGGTGGTGTTGATACTGAAGATAGAGAAAAAGTTCGTGAAATTACTGAAAAGGAAAATAATGCGATCATTGTGGCATCATATGGAACTTTTAGTACAGGAATTAACATTAAAAATTTACATAATGTTATTTTTGCATCACCTTCAAAGTCTAGAATACGTAACTTACAATCAATCGGAAGAGTGCTTAGAAAAAGCAATAACAAAGTAAAAGCAACTCTATACGACATTGCTGATGATATCAGTTATAAGTCAAGAAAGAATTACACACTTAATCACTTAATAGAAAGAATAAAAGTTTATAACGAAGAAAACTTTAATTATGATATTGTAAACATACCACTTAAAAACTAATGGGAGAAGAGTTCTACGCAATTATAAAATTAATCTCTGGAGAAGAAATATTTTCCATAGTTTGTATAGATGAAAATGATGGAGACCCAGTAGTAATATTATCAAATCCAGTGATAATAAAATATATTCATACAGCAGAAACAATAATGGTTAAGATTAAACCATGGATAGATTTATCTGATGATGATTTTTTTATTCTCAGACAAGATAAAATAATTACAATGACCGAAACTAAAAATAAAAATTTAATTGGAATGTATAATAATTACATTAGCAATGATTTGGGAGAATCTTCTTTTACAAACGATCTGGGTAATGGTAGAGTAAAAGTATCTAATAAAATGGGTTATATATCTTCAGTAGAAAATGCTAAGAAAATTCTTGAAAAGATATTTAATAACACTTAAATAATTCTTATATTATTATCTTCAACCATGACAAAGGTAGTCTAGTCCTATTTGGCAATCTTGTCAAGATCTAGTAATAATGTTATAATAAATTTAACTTATAAAATTAGATTTATTAAAATTAAATAATATGACGAAAAAAAAATCAGAGCATTATGTAAATAATAAAGAATTGTTAGAAGCACTTATTGTTTATCGGAAAAAAGTAGAAAAAGATTTTTTTTCTAAAAATTCTAGAAATCCAACAAGAGAAGATAGGGCCAAATATTGGGAAGGTAAACCACAAATACCGAACTACTTGGGAGATTGCTTTCTCAAAATTGCAACTCATTTATCATATAAACCAAATTTTGTAAATTATATGTTCCGTGAAGATATGATTTCTGATGGTATTGAAAATTGCGTTCAGTATATTCATAACTTTGATCCAGAGAAATCAAATAATCCTTTTGCATACTTTACTCAAATCATTCATTATGCATTTTTAAGAAGAATTCAGAAAGAAAAGAAACAACTTGAGATAAAAACAAAAATTATTGAAAGAAGTGGATTTGATGAGGTCATGATGGTAGATGAGGGCTTGCTTACTGGGAGTAGTTCGGAGTATAATAGTATTAAGGACGCCATCCAATACCGCAATAAATGAAGGTAGCAATTATTACAGATACTCATTATGGGGCAAAAAAAGGTTCAAAGTATCTTCACGACCATTTTGAACTTTTTTATAAAAATGTATTTTTTCCTTCCCTAGGAGAATACAATGTAGAAACAGTTATTCATATGGGAGATGCTTTTGATAGTCGTAAATCAATTGATTATCAAAGTCTTGAGTGGTCAAAGCGTGTGGTATTTGACCCACTTAAAAAATATGATGTTCATATGATTATTGGTAATCACGATACATATTACAAAAATACCAATACAGTAAATTCTCCAGAACTTCTTCTTCAAACTTATTCTAACATTAAGACTTATAGTAAACCGACAGAAGTTAATATTGGTGGATTGAATATTTTATTTTTACCCTGGATTAATCAAGAAAATGAAGAACTCACTTTTAAACTTATTAAAAACACAACTTGCAAGTGTGCGATGGGGCACCTTGAGTGTCAAGGATTTAGAGTTAATCGACAACTCATCATGGAACATGGTTTGGAGAGCCAATTATTTGAGAAGTTCGAACGTGTCTTCTCGGGACATTATCACACTAGATCGTCTAATGGAACAATCTATTATCTAGGAAATCCATATGAGATGTATTGGACTGATGTGAATGACACTCGTGGTTTTCATATCTTTGATACGGAAACATTGGAGCATACTCCAATCAACAATCCTTATAAATTATTCTATAACATTTACTATGAAGATACTCCACATCAATTATTTGATGCGACAGAGTATAAAAATAAAATTGTCAAAGTGATTGTTCGTAAAAAATCTAAACCAAAAGATTTTGAAAAATTTATTGATAAACTTTATAGTGTTGGAGTTCAAGAATTAAAAATTATTGAAAACTTTGAAATTCAAGAAAGTGAAGATTTTCAAGTAGATGAAGATGAAAACACTTTATCCGTATTGAATCGTTATATAGATGATTCTGAATTTAATTGTGATAAAAATATCATAAAAACAATCATTCAAGATCTTTATCAACAAGCGTCACAAGTAGAGTAAAATGTTTCTTCTAACTATTAAAGATAAAAAAGATGATGGAGCATATGCTGTCCAAGATCAATATGGACACAAAGTTTTATTTCTTTTTGAGGAAGAAGATGATGCTACTCGGTATGCTCTAATGTTGGAAGATCAAGAAGACGCTGAAATGGATGTAGTTGAAGTTGATGATGAACTTGCAATAAAAACATGTAAAATGTACAACTACAAATATGCAGTGATTACACCTGAAGATATCGTAATTCCCCCCAAAAATGATACTATTTCATAAGATTAAATATAAAAATTTCCTTTCATCTGGAAATCATTTTACTGAAATTGACTTTCAAAAAAGTAATACAAATCTCATAATTGGGACAAATGGTGCAGGAAAGTCTACAATGTTAGATGCACTTACATTTGTTCTTTTTAATAAAAGTTTTAGAGGAATTACAAAACCGCAACTTGTCAATAGTGTAAATGAAAAAGATTGTGTAGTTGAAATTGAGTTTTCAATTAATAGTAAAAAATATTTGGTTCGTCGTGGAATTAAACCAAATATTTTTGATATTGAAATAAATGGAATTCCTCTTCATAAAGAATCGGATGATCGTGCAAATCAAAAAATCTTAGAAGAAAATATTCTTAAAGTAAATTACAAATCCTTCACTCAAATTGTGATATTAGGTAGTAGTAATTTTGTACCATTCATGCAACTTACTTCTTCGAATCGTCGTGAAGTAATTGAAGATCTTTTAGATATTAGGGTCTTTTCTGCTATGGGTGGTATTGTAAAGGAAAGGATTAAGGAACAAAAAGAAGAGATTAAATCTTTAAATTTAAAAAAGGATAATCTCAAGGATAAAATCAGTATGCAAGAAAGTTTCATTGAAGAACTTGAAAATCGCGGAAATGCCAATATAAATGCCAATAAAGAAAAGATTGCTAATTTAGATAAAGAAGTTGGCATTTATATGACTGAGAACGCTAAGGTAGAAGAAGAAATTATTAAGTATACAAAAGAACAGGAAGAAGTAATTGGTGCTGATGATAAATTAGTAAAGCTCAACAATTTAAAGGGTAAAATATCTCAAAAAGTATTAACTATTACTAAGGAGCACAAGTTTTTTAATGAAAATACGGTCTGCCCTACCTGTACACAAACTATAGAAGAAGAGTTTCGGTTAAATAGAATTACAGACGCTCAAAATAAGGCAAAGGAACTCCAGAAAGGTTTTCAAGAACTTGAGGAGACTATAAAGTTTGAACAAGAACGAGAGCGTCAATTTACCGTTCTTTCCAAGGAGATTACGAAACTCAACCATGAGATTTCTCAAAACAATACTCGGATTTCCCTTAACCAGAGACAAATACGAGACCTTGAATCTGAAATTCAAACTATTGCCCAAAACCTTGCAAACAGAAATACTGAGCATGAGAAGTTAGAAGAATTTCAAACCAATCTCCAAAAAACATTCGAAGACCTTTCAAAGAAAAAAGAAGAAATCGTTTATTACGATTTTGCCTACTCCTTACTCAAGGACGATGGTGTAAAAACGAAGATCATTAAGAAGTATCTTCCGTTCATAAATCAGCAGGTCAATCGTTATCTTCAGATGATGGATTTTTATATTAATTTCCATCTTGATGAAGAGTTTAATGAGACAGTAAAATCTCCCATTCACGAAGACTTTTCTTATAGTTCTTTTAGTGAAGGTGAAAAGATGAGGATTGACCTTGCTCTACTCTTCACCTGGAGAGAAGTGGCAAGAGTTAAGAACTCTGTGAATACGAACCTGCTGATTATGGATGAGGTGTTTGATTCCTCACTTGATGGTTTCGGCACTGATGAGTTCCTTAAGATTATCCGTTATGTGATTAAAGATGCTAATATTTTTGTGATTTCTCATAAGGCAGACCTTCATGACAAATTTGAAAGTGTCATAAGGTTTGAAAAGGTCAAAGGTTTTTCCCGTATGATACCTCCATCAACACAAGACTAATGAACACTCCAAACTGGCAACACCACTCTAAAAAGGAGCAGAAGCGGAAACTGAAACCGCAAGCACTCCGACAAGCAAAGGCACGTCGCCAAGCACTCAAGAAGCGCCTCTCTGGAGGCGCTTCTTTTTTATAAATATCTAAAAACCATAATATGAAAACTTTTCAAGAATTTCAAACTGAGAGTAAATCTCAAGAATTTAAAGATAGGTTGGAAAAATTGAAAAAAAGAAGTGCTGCTACAGATGCTGAAGCACAAAAAACGGCGTCTCAAGCCAGATCAGATTTTGATAGATTATCTACATCGGTTGAAAAATATAAAAAAACAGTTAGTACGGATAGAAAGGCAAATCCTCATGCGGATGAGAACTGACTTTAAATATAAATAACTAAAAAGTTTTTTTATAAAAAAATGAAAGCACAACAGATGCAGTCTTTGTTTGAGGCATATCAAAACATATATGTCCGAGAAGAAGTACAAGAAGAATTTTCGGAAGAAGTAGAAATTGCTGCTCAATATTTTTATGAAATGGGTTTAAATGAGGTTGGTGTAGATATTTTAATTGAAGAACTCGGTGACGAAGAATTTGCTGAGTTTGTTTATGATATTGCCGAAGAATATGTTTTAACGGAAGCACGTGCTGGTGGCGCAAAGATTGAACCTAAACTTGCTTCTGGAAAAGCAATTCAGGGAAAACCAAAAGCAGCATCATTAAAAAGACTACGTGATCAAAAGGCAGAAAGAAAAGAAGCTGAATCAAAAGCATCTGAATCAAAACCATCTGGAATGAAGGCATCTCTTCAAAGACAATCTGCAGTTGCTGCTGCTGCAAAGAAGCAACCTAAAAAACCAGGTCTTTTAGATCGTGTTGCTGGTGCAGTGAACAGAGGTATTGAAGCTGCTCAAACAAGATCTGCTGCTGACGTACAAAGAAGAAAAGAATTTATGAGTGCTGCAAAAGAGACTGGAAAGGTAATTCGTAACGCAGCAGGAAAAGTTGGTGGTGTTGCAAAAGAAGTTGGCAGAGGAGCATCTGGTGCTACTAAACTTGCTGGGCATGTTGCAAGAAAAGGATTGAGTGATGAGTATATTATAGGATATCTGATTGATGAAGGGTATGCTGAAACAACAGAAGCAGCAGAAGCAATTGTGGTGAATATGAGTGAAGAATGGAGAGAAGATATTGTTGAGGCAGCAAAGGATCAATCAAATAAGCAAATTGAAAGAGGTGTAAAGACAACTTATAAGGCAGGAAATGTTCTTGATAATCAACATCAAGGTAGGAGTCGTGGTTTATCCCGACTTTCGGCAGGTGAAAGAGAAGAAAAAACTAAAAGAATGAGAGGTCGTCTAAAGAGTCGTAGAGATGATTTATTTGGAGAGCGTAACAGACGTGAAGATGAAGCAAGAGCAGAAATGAAGAAAAAATACGGTCTGTAATAGGACACTTCTCAAACTGATACACTAGAGGGTCTCACCACCCTTTTTTTTATAAATATTAAAAAAAGTTTTTATAAAAAAATGAATTCAAAAGAATATAAAAATATATTGGAAGCATACCAAAGTATTTACGAGCAGATTGGAATTCCTATTCCTCCTGGAAAAACTGCCAAGGATGTTTTAACCCCTTTAATTAAATCTCATGGTGGTGGTAAAGTTGTTGAACCTAAAAAACCAACATTGCAAAATGCACATTATCAGTTTGAAGATGGTGAAGAGTTAACTGAAAATCCTTTATCAACATTAGATAGGATTGGAAGATCTGCAGCTCAAACTGTTGGTAGTGAGATTGGTAGGAGACAGGGACAGAAAACTGGAATTCCTGGTGGGGGGGTAATAGGTGGTTTAGTTGGTAGTAATAAAGGTGGACAGATGTATGATAAAGCGACAGCACCATTGAGGAAAATTCCTGGATTCAACAAAGGGGGAACAGTTAAATCTGAAGATGTTGAAAATGATATCTTTAACTGTCTTGTAGAATATTTGATTTCTGAAGGATATGCTGATAATGAAAACAGTGCCTCAGTAATTATCTGCAATATGGGTGAAACTTGGAGAACTAGTGTTCTTGAAGAATTGATTGTTGAAAATGCTTTGCAGGATGTTGGAAGAAATATTGGCAATGCTGCAAAGATGTTTAGAATGATGACTGGTATTGAAAAAATCCCTCAAAAAGCACCTAGTGGACCTGCTAATTTGACTAAAATTGCTATACAAGGACCTTCAGAGCAAACTCCTCCTAAACAAACATTTAAAATTGGTACACCACCCAAACCAAATCAAACAGGTCAATATAATTTAATGAGAACTGTTCAATCTAATACTTCATTAAGACCCAAAAATCCAGGTATTTCAATTCCTGGAAGATTGGGTGTTGCAGCTGCTGGATTACAGGCATATAATACTGGAGATTCAACACTTAAGGCTGCTTTGAAAAGAGGTGATTATAAACCAGAACAAGGTCCAAAAAATCCAGACCAGGGATTGACTAAAGCACAATCTTTTGATAAAGCTTTTAAACAAGCTAGATCTTCAGGACAAAAAGAATTTACCTGGAACAATAAAAAATATAATACAAAAATTAAATAAATAACTAAAAAAGTATTCGTAAAATGGAAGCAAAACAAGTTAGAAGTTTAATGGAGGCTTATACTTCCATTTATACAGACATCTCCGAATCCCACTTTAAAGTTGGTGATGAGGTTGTATGTAAAGCGAGTGGGATGGAAGGTGAGATTGTAAAAGTTGACCCAGAAGGCAAGGGTAAGTATTATACTGTCAAGCGTGAAGATGGTAAAACAATGAAGTATGCTCCTGACGAGTTAAAACTTGATAAGGAGGAAGAAAAAGGTGAAAAGGAGGAAGAAGGCGCAAGTAAAGAAAAAGAAGGTGAGTTTCACGACAAGTTAGATAAAATGGTTCATAAAACTTTTGGTAAAAGACCAGAAGAAAAGAAAATGAAGGAAGAAGTAGAAACCGATCTCTTTGATTATCTTCTAGAATACTTAGTTGCCGAAGGTTATGCAGACACCAATAAGGCAGCACTTGCTATTATGGCAAATATGAGTGAAGAGTGGAAGCAGAGTATTGTTGAGCAAACTGCAAGAATTGATTACACTCAAGACAAATTTAATCGTCAAAATGCTGAAAAATCTGGATCAGGTCTTACTTATATTCCAGGAAAACAAAATGCTGGACAAGCACTTCAAAAAGCAAAAGAGTCTGCAAGACAGATGGGGAAACTTGAAGGGGTTTGATGCCACTTTCTAAACTGTCCACTGGGAGGTCTTCGGACCTCCTTTTTTTGTATAATGACTCCATACGCAACAAATCTATGACCGTCCGCCACGAAATCAAGTCTCAACTCGCCAAACTGCTTGCCACCGAAGACCTTGTGGTTGAGCACAAGAAGGTGGAGACTGCCTGCTTCAATGTTCACACTCGTGTGCTGACTCTGCCTATGTGGGAGAAGGCAAGCAACACCGTGTATGACCTTCTGGTGGGGCATGAGGTTGGTCACGCTCTTTATACTCCCGATGAGGATTGGACCAAGAATTTAAAGGTTCCTCCTCAATTTGTGAACATCGTAGAGGATGCACGTATTGAGAAGATGATGAAGCGCCGTTATCCTGGTCTTTCCAAAACCTTTTATAACGGATATAAAGAGTTTTCTGATGATGACTTCTTCCAGATTGGTGATGATGATCTGGAAACCTATAACCTTGCAGATCGTGTAAACCTTTGGTTCAAGATCGGTAACTATGTAGATATTCCTATTGAACGTGGCGAAGAGACTGAAATCATCAATATGGTTGCCGAAACCGAAACCTTTGCCGATGTTCTGATTGCTGCAGAAGCACTGTATAAGTACTGTAAGCGCAAGCAACAGGAGGAAACCAAGACTCCTATGGATAATCTGGAGGCGCAGGATAGTGGTGCAAGTCAACAACCTGCCTCTGATTTTACTGATCAGCAGGAAGGTGAGAATGATCAACAGGAGCAACCTGGCGAATCTGGATCGTATGGTGGAACTGCCGAAAAGAATGACCAGCAGCAACCTAAAAACACTCAAGAGGGTGGAGAAAAGGATGAAGATCCAGAAGTTAAAACTATGGACTCTCTGGAAGAGGCACTGAAGGATCTTGTCAATCCTGACTCATATGAGAATGTTTATCTTGAACTGCCTCAACTTGATCTTAATAGGGTAATTGTCTCAAATCAAGAAATTCATTCTAATTGCAAACAGTATTGGAATAATTATGTTGAGGATCAGGGATGGAAATATGAAGATATTTTTGGTGCGGTTGATAAGAAGTTTAATGAGTTCAAGCGTTCTGCTCAAAAGGAAGTTAATTACCTTGTGAAAGAATTTGAATGTCGTAAAGCAGCAGACTCCTATGCCCGTGCTTCTACTGCACGTACTGGTGTTTTGGACTGCACTAAACTTCATACTTACAAATACAATGAAGATCTTTTTAAGAAAGTAACTACTCTTTCTGACGGTAAGAACCATGGATTGGTGTTTATTCTTGATTGGTCTGGATCTATGTCAAACGTGATGGAAGATACAGTCAAGCAACTTTTTAATCTTGTTTGGTTCTGTAAAAAAGTTTCTATTCCTTTTGAGGTTTATGCTTTTACTACCGACTATCCTCTGGTGAAGTATGATGACAACGGTAAAGCAACACTTCGCCAACTCTCTTATGAAAAGAAAGATGGACTTATTCAAGTTGGCGAATGGTTCTCTTTGATGAACCTTCTTACCAGTAAAGTGAATGGCAAAACGCTTGAAGAGCAAATGCTGAACGTATTTCGTCTTGCTGCTTCCTTTGCTTATAAATCTCACTGTTATTACAGCACTCCTCCAGGTCTGACTCTTTCTGGAACTCCTTTGAATGAGTCGCTGATTGCCTTGCATCAAATTCTTCCTAAATTCCAAAAAGAAAACAAACTTCAAAAGGTTCAGTGTGTTGTTCTGACTGATGGAGAGGGTTGCTATCTTAAGTATCACCGTGAAGTTCAACGCCGATGGGAAGAAGAACCTTACCTGGGAACTTCTCATATTGGTCCTAATGCATATATTCGGGATCGTAAGACTGGAATGACTTATTCATGCGATGGTGAACATTATGATTTCACTGATGTCCTTCTTCGTAATTTGAGGGATAAGTTTACTGATATCAACTTTATTGGTATTCGTGTTCTTGAGTCTCGTGATGCTGGACACTTCATTCGCCGTTACTATGGGTATTATGGTGATGAATATGATAAGGTAATGAACTCTTGGAAAAAGGAGAAAGCATTTACCATCAAGAAGTCTGGATACCATTCATATTTTGGTCTTTCTTCTAGTGCTCTTTCTCAAGAGGCAGAATTTTCTGTTGCTGAAGATGCCACAAAAGCACAAATTAAAAGTGCTTTTGTGAAGAGCTTAAAGACTAAAAAAATGAATAAGCGTATTCTTGGTGAGTTTGTAGAACTTGTTGCCTGATAAATAATTTTATAGAATTCTATTATGATTAATGAGTAGATTTACCGATTTATTCCAAGAGTCTGTACCAGAACCTGCAGTAGAACCAGCACCTACAGTAAAACAAGAAACTGCAGTAGAACCAGAACCTGCAGTTAAAGAAACTAAAACCCCCCTGCCAAAAAAGAAGTTCACTATGGATTGATAACCAGTTACTGAACTGGCACAGGGGGCACTCACCTGCCCCCTTTTTTCTTCTATAATTACTTTGTTGAAACGAACCACCTAACTAAATCATGCCCCGCAAAATTTCTGTGACTGACGAACAACTCATTTCTGATCTGAAATCTCTGTTTGGTACAGAGTTTTCTTCTGGTGATGTACGTGGTTATTGTGCCTCTAAGGGTATTTCTTATCCCACTGTTACCAGTCGCCTTGAAAAATTCAAAACTGATCGTGGTCGTTGGAACCTGGAAGTGACTCAAGAACGTGTTGAAGAGATTGAGCGTTCTTATCAAGCACCTTCTGTTCTCCCCGCAGCAGAACAAAACCTCATTCCTGATAAAGATGATACCTTCGTCAAGTTTGGTAACTTTAACGATATTAAGAAAATTATTCAGTCCAATCTTTTTTATCCGACGTTTATTACGGGTCTTTCGGGTAATGGTAAAACGTTCAGTGTTGAACAAGCGTGTGCTCAACTTAAGCGTGAACTAATCCGCGTAAACATTACAATTGAAACTGATGAAGATGATCTTATCGGTGGTTTTCGTCTTGTGGATGGTGCTACTGTTTGGCATAATGGTCCAGTCATCGAAGCACTCCAGCGTGGGGCGATCTTGCTCCTTGACGAGATTGACCTTGCCTCCAACAAAATCCTTTGCTTACAATCCGTGCTAGAAGGCAAGGGTGTGTTCCTTAAGAAGATTGGTAAATTTGTAAAACCTGCTGAAGGTTTCAACGTATTTGCTACTGCAAACACCAAGGGCAAGGGTAGCGATGATGGACGTTTCATCGGCACCAACGTGCTCAACGAGGCGTTCTTGGAGCGTTTCCCTGTGACCTTTGAACAGTCCTATCCCGCTCCCAGCACCGAGCAGAAGATCCTTGAGGGGGTTGCTCTGGATTTGGGTGTGGAGGATCGTGACTTCTGTAAGCGACTGGTGGACTGGGCAGACATTATCCGCAAGACCTTCTACGATGGTGGTATTGAGGAAATTATCAGCACCCGCCGATTGGTTCATATCATCCGTGCTTATGGCATCTTCCAAGACAAGGCAAAAGCAATTCAAGTATGTGTGAACCGTTTTGATGACGAAACCAAGCAAGCATTCATGGAACTCTATGACAAAGTGGATGTTGACTTCCAGATGCCTTCTACTGGTCCCGAACTGACTGTAGAATATATTGACGACAAGCAAGCAAACTGATAGAATATGAGGAGGTAAATGTGCCTCCTCTTTTGTTAACTTTACTATGAAAAATCATGCCCTCTGAAAACCTAGAAACAAACTATTCGGATTACATTCCTGCACAAACCATCTTTGGTAGTGCTAGTTCAGATACTATTTCATTCACAAGTTCTCGTCTTCCTGGTGGAATGGCAGATCATTCTCAAGACTTCTGGAATTATGATGGAATTAGTTTGACTGGAAATCCTTACACTTCTCCCGATACTATTACTTTTAATTTGAACATGCCTGAAGATACAAACAAAAACGGTTTCTGGAAATATAACGAGGATAAAATCCTCAAGCAACTTGAAGAATATATTGCAAGCACTTATCGGCAACATTATGTTGATCGTACTGGTGGTGGTAAAGAGCAAACCCTAGATAAGATCAAGCACAATCGTCGTGAAGGTTTCTGTGCTGGTAATGTAACCAAGTACATTGACCGTTATGATACAAAAGGTACTCCCCGTGCTGATTTGTTCAAAGTTTTGCACTACACTATTCTTCTGATTAATCATCTCAACCTTATTGAAAACAAGTGAAACTCCAAGACAAAACTATGAAACTATCTGATAACACTCTGACTATTCTCAAAAATTTTGCTGGTATTAATAATTCTATTCTTGTGAAGCAAGGAAACAAACTTCGCACTATTTCTGTTGCTAAGAACATTCTGGCAGAAGCAGACATTACTGAAGATTTTCCTCGTGACTTTGCCATTTACGATCTCAATCAATTTCTGAATGGTTTGAGTCTTCATAATGATCCTGATTTGGATTTTAAAGAAGATTCTTATCTGAGTATCAAAGAAGGTAAGCGTAGGGTTAAGTATTTCTTTGCAGATCCTAATGTGATTATTTCTCCTCCTGAGAAAGACATTCAACTTCCATCACAAGATGTTTGCTTCCAATTGGATAGCACTTCTCTGGAGAAATTGGTAAAAGCAGCAGCAGTTTATCAACTTCCCGATCTTTCTGCTATTGGTGAAGCGGGTGTAATCAAACTGGTTGTTCGTGATAAGAAGAATGATACTTCTAACGAATATGCTATCGTTGTTGGTGAAACCGATGATGAATTTACATTTAACTTCAAGGTTGAAAACATCAAGATCATTCCTGGTGCCTATGACGTTGTGGTCTCTTCTAAACTTTTGTCACAATTCACCAACACCAAGTACAATCTGACCTATTATATTGCTCTGGAACCCGATTCTACTTTTGGTTGATGAACATTTTTGTCACTTCCCCCTGGCCTGCTGAGAGTGCTATTTGCCTCCCAGACAAGCATGTTGTTAAAATGCCCTTAGAGTGCTGTCAGATGCTCTCTATCGTTGCCTCTGACAAGTGGGGACACGGGTATGGCACCCTCCCTAAGGCAGATGGAACCCCCTACAAGACCGAGAAAGGAGCATTCCGCAATCATCCCTGTACCAAGTGGGCACTGGAGAGCATCCATAATGCCTACTGGTTAATCAAGTGGGGATTGAACTTGTCTGATGAATACTGCCTGCGGTATAATAAAACTCACTCCTGCTATAAAACTCTTGTGGACGCATATTATTTGTTTCCCAAAGGTAAGATTACAGAAGTGACTCCATTTGCTCGTGCTATGCCTGAGGAATGGAAGACTGACAAAACTATTGATACATTTGAGGCATATAAAAGATATATTGCATCCAAACCTTGGGTGTCTGAAAATTATCTTCGTATGCCTGAGCGTAAACCTTCTTGGATAAATTAAATTATGGCGAGTGAATTTCTTCTGACCGAAAAATACAGGCCGCAAGTAATTGATGACTGTATTCTTCCTGACGAAACTAAAAAAACATTTAAGGAGTTTGTAGAGAGGGGCGAGATTCCAAATCTCCTTCTTGCAGGACCTCCTGGTATTGGTAAAACCACAATTGCAAAGGCACTGTGTAACGAATTAGGAGCAGACTATTATGTCATCAACGGATCCGACGAAGGACGTTTCTTGGATACTGTACGGAACCAAGCAAAGAACTTCGCTTCGACCGTCTCACTTACGGAATCTTCTAAACACAAAGTCATCATCATCGACGAAGCTGATAACACAGGAAACGACGTACAACTCTTACTACGGGCGAATATTGAGGCATTTTATAACAACTGCCGCTTCATCTTCACCTGCAACTACAAGAACAAGATCATTGAACCTCTTCATTCCCGATGTGCCGTCATTGACTTCACAATCAAAGGGAAGCAACGGGTCCAACTTGCAGGAAGTTTCTTCCGAAGACTTCAACAAATCTTGGATGAGGAAAAAATTGAGTACGATCAAAAAGTCGTTGTTGAACTGGTATCAAAACATTTCCCTGATTTCCGAAGAGTTCTAAACGAAATCCAGAGATATTCTACGGGTGGTAAAATTGACTCTGGTATTCTTGCAACTTTCTCTGATGTATCTGTAAATGAACTCATCAAATCTCTCAAAGACAAAAACTTCACAGAAGTTCGTAAGTGGGTGGTCTCCAACCTTGACAACGATGCTCCTGTTTTACTTCGCAGGATTTATGACGCCGCTTATGATTGCCTTACTCCCGCAACTATCCCTGCTGCCGTTCTTGTTATTGCTAAGTACCAATACCAAAGTTCGTTCTGTGCTGACCAAGAAATAAACCTTATTGCTGCCCTTACTGAAATTATGGTTGAATGCGAATTTCGTTAGGGAAAGAATGTGAGTTTGAGTGTGAATTTAAATAAAGGAGAAAAAAAATGAATGTAAAACTTATTCGTATGTGGTCTGGTGAAGATGTTATCGCAGACCAAGTTGGTGATTTGACGGATACTATTGTTATTCGTAATCCTATTGTTGCTATTCCTACTGGAAATGGGCAGATGGGATTTGCTCCATGGTCTCCTCTTTTGAAAGGTAAAGATGTAGATCTGGAAGTTTCTAAGAAATATGTTGTTTATATCTCAGAAGCACAAGAGCAAATTGTAGATAATTATGAAGATATGTTTTCTGTTATCAAATCTCCAAGTAAAAAATTGATTGTTTGATTATGAAAAATTTCAGGCACCAGATCAAATCTCGTTGGTATTATATCTTCTGGAGTGCCATGGCAGTTGCCGTAGTTGGTGGACAAATCTATGTTGGAACTGGTTATCGGGAGATGGCAGAAGCAACTAAGTCTACTGAGATTTCTGTTTCGTGCCTGCCATTATATGAAACACCTTCCCCCAAAACAAATAAAGAGAGAGAGTTTGAATGAACCTTTACAAGATTGATTACAAAACCTTATACGAGAAACCAGTTAAAACAAATCCTACAAATGTAAAAGAGGCAAATGAGGCACTCTTTTATTCCAAGATGAATCTTCCACAGGCAGCAAAGCATTGTGGAATGACTCAAAAAGAAATGAAACTTACTTTTTTTGAATACCTTAAGTATAACAAACCTGATTATGAAAATTGATTTTTCTCGTATCAATCTTGAAGAATTCTTTGGTTGTGTGAAGGCAACAAACACAAAGCAAATGAAATCTAATCCCTTTAAAACTTTTCGTACATATCTGCAAGAAAAATCCTTTGCAAAATGGAGTAGTGGGCAGTTGAATTATGTTGGTGATTATGAAGATGGAAAAGATTTTGTAGATAATTCTGGAATCTTTTATGAGATGAAAGGATCTCTGGGTCTTTTTAATCAAAATGGCAGTTGTAAGCGTGTTGTTTTAATTAACAAACGCCCAGGAAAAAAGAAAATCAAAGAATTAAAAAAAGAAGATATTCAAAAAACCTTTGAGTATATGTTTCTTGTTGATACAAAAAATATGACGATTGGATATACTGATTGGGATACTGTATATTCACGCACAGAATGTGATGGTGCTGGTGCCACTTTCAAACTTGAAAAGGGAGATTATAAAATCTTGGCATCTAACATTAATCCAATTGAGAAAGAAATTGATGCTAGTCAACTTTTGAATATGATTGAGGTTATTCTGTAATGCCTTATACTGAAAAATCTCTTAAAACCTGTTTAAGGTATCCTGGCGGAAAGTCCCGTGCTTGTGAGAAGATGGGACCTTACTTCCCAGATCTTCGCAATTATGATGAGTTTCGTGAACCATTTCTTGGTGGTGGAAGTGTTGCGATTTATATCACTAAGAAGTATCCTGGGTTAAATATTTGGGTAAATGATTTATACGAACCTCTTGTAAACTTCTGGCAGCAACTCCAGATGTTTGGAACTGATCTCAAAGATAAACTGGTAGAATTAAAGACGGCAAATAATACTCCCGATTTGGCAAGAGAACTTTTTCTTCACTCAAAGGGACAGATCAATGACCAAAGTTTGCCAAGTATTTACCGTGCTGTGGCTTTCTATGTTGTTAATAAGTGCAGTTTCAGTGGTCTCACAGAGAGTTCATCATTTTCAGAACAGGCGTCCAACTCCAACTTCAGTTTGCGAGGGATTGAAAAGTTGCCTTCGTATTCTAAATTAATTTCCAACTGGCGTATAACTAATTACTCCTACGATTATCTGATGGATGGGAACAAAGGTGCTTTTATGTATCTCGATCCTCCTTATGATATTAAGAATAATCTCTATGGGAACAAAGGATCAATGCATAAAGGATTTGATCACGACAAGTTTGCTGCTGATTGTGACGCTAACAATATGGATCAATTGATTAGTTATAACTCTGATCAACTTGTCAAAGATAGATTTAAAAACTGGAACGCTGCTGAGTTTGATCTTACTTATACAATGCGTTCTGTTGGTGAATATATGAGAGAGCAAAAATCTAGAAAAGAACTATTACTATTTAATTATGGAATTGAAGGACTGGTTAAACTCGATCAATCAAACTAAACAGAATCTGATTGATGAAAATCCTTCCCTTGAGAAGGAATATACTCCATATGTTATCAATCGGTGCTTTTCTGGACATATCGATTCAATTATGTTTGCTAATGAAATGAATCGATATCATTTTCTCTCCAAAAAAATGCAATATGATTTTTTGCTAAATAGTCTGAGGAAAAAGAAGAGATTTTCTCCCTGGCTCCGACAAGATAAAATCAAAGACCTTGATTATGTCAAACGTTATTATGGTTATAGTAATGAAAAGGCAAAACAAGCTTTGAGGATTCTTACTAAAGAACAACTTACTTTTATAAAATCAAAATTTGAAACTGGAGGAACAAAATGAGTGTAGTTCAAGAACCTGAAGTGAAGTGGACGCCCGATCAAATGGTTGAAGTGGTTCTTAACGAACCTGATGACTTTTTGAAAGTGCGTGAAACTTTGACCCGTATTGGAGTCGCATCACGAAAGGAAAAGAAAATCTATCAGTCTTGCCATATTCTTCATAAGCAAGGTAGATATTACTTGGTTCATTTTAAGGAACTCTTTGCCCTTGATGGCAAGCAAGCAAACCTGACCGTTAATGACGTTCAGCGTCGTAATCGTATTGCCCAACTTCTCGCTGATTGGGGTCTTATTACGATTGTTGATGTCGCTAAGATTCAAGATATTGCCCCACTTAATCAAATTAAAGTTCTTGCTTATAAGGATAAAGGAGATTGGATTCTGGAAACCAAATATAATATTGGTTCTAAAAAGAAAAAAGTAGAAGAAACTGAATAAATATTAATGAGACCTTTCGTGCGGTCTCTACAAAAGTCGGAACACCCTAAAAAGAGGTTCGGTTTTACCGATACCTCTTTTTTTCGTTTCTTGTATAATTAATAATGGATGCCGAAAGGGTCCACAAAACACAAACTCGCTTTTTAAGGAGCTACTATAATGACTAACCTTACAAGGTATACTGCTGCGGATCTTCCTGCTTTGATGGAAAGGATTAACAAATATAGTATTGGAATGGATGAATATTTTGATCGTATTTTCCATCTGCATGAAACCACTACAAACTATCCACCATATAATCTTGTTCAAGTCAGTAATGTAGAATCAAGATTAGAACTTGCACTTGCTGGATTTAAAAAGAAAGAAGTTTATGTCTATACACAAGATGGCAAACTTTTTGTGGAAGGTCAAAAGGAAGATAAAGAAACGGAGTCCAACTATATCCACAAGGGTTTGGCTCAACGGAGTTTTAAGAGAGCGTGGACACTCTCTGATGATACGGAAGTTAGATCAGTTGATTTTGAGGATGGGCTTTTGACTGTTACTCTTGGACGTATTGTTCCAGATCATCATAAGCGTAAAGATTATCTCTAAATATAATTGAATATCGTCGGCGCTGCGCCACGGGAGGTGACTGGCAAAATCCAGTTGACGCCTCCTTTTTTTCTTGCTATAATCAATGAAGAAATTAATTTAAAATGTCAATTAAACTTGCGTTATTAAAATCTGGAGAAACAATAGTTTCTGATATAAGAGAACTTGTATCTGAAAATTCTGAAAATTCTGAAAATTCTGAAAATAATCAAAAAGTTTATGGTTATATTTTTTCAAATCCACAAAAAGTTTTTTTAAATTCTCCAATATTAATATCTGAATGCCAAAAAGACGAAGAGTTCTCTACTAAAGTATCTTTTTCTCCTTGGATTGTATTATCAAAAGATAAAGACGTTTTAGTTCCTACGAGTTGGATAGTGACATTTGTGGAACCAATAGAATCTGTAAAATCTATGTATGAGAGTATCTTAAATGAAAGCAACAATTAAGTGTATAATTTTTAAAAATAATGTTTCTATTATTTCACAAATTCAAGAAATTGAATCTGAATTGGGGGAACCTAATTGTAAGCTAATTAATCCATTTGAAATAAAAAAACAAATTACAAATGAAATTTATTTAGAAAATTGGTTATGTGATTATACAAAGCAAGATGAATTTTTAATTAATTCTGATAGTATTTTAACCATTATTGATCCAAATCCTGAAATTATTAAAAAATATATTGATATTATTTCCTGATGCGATTTTATACTAACGTTCAGATGGTCGGGGATCACTTTTTGGTCCGTGGTTATGAAAATGGAAACCATTTCATGACCCGCGAAAAGTTTTACCCGACTCTTTTTGTCCCTTCTAATAAAAAAACTAAATATCAAACTTTAAACGGTGAATATGTAGAGGCAGTACAACCTGGTTCTGTTCGTGATTGTAGGGAATTTGTTAAAAAATATGAGAACGTAGAAAACTTTAAAATCTTTGGGAATACACAGTACATCTACCAATACATTTCTGACATTTACCCTGAAGAAGAACTTAAATTTGATATCAACAAGATTAAGGTAACTACAATTGATATTGAGGTTGCCTCTGAGAATGGTTTCCCTGATGTAGAGTCTGCTGCAGAAGAAGTTCTCTTAATCACCGTTCAAGATTATTCTTCAAAACAAATTCATACTTGGGGAAAGGGTTCTTTTCAAAATAATCAAAAAAATGTTTCGTATCGTTCTTTCTCGTCCGAATATGATCTTCTGAATGATTTTATTCACTGGTGGATGATTGAAACTAATACCCCAGAAGTTGTAACGGGATGGAACAGTAAACTGTATGATATTCCTTATCTTGTCCGTAGGATTGATAGGGTTCTTGGTGAAAAATTAATGAAGCGTTTATCGCCTTGGGGACTTGTAACTGAAGATGAAACTTATATCTCTGGACGTAAGCATCTTTGTTATGATATTGGCGGCATCTCACAGTTAGATTATCTTGATCTTTATAAGAAGTTTACTTACAAGGCACAAGAGTCTTATCGCCTTGATTATATTGCCGAGGTTGAACTTAAGCAGAAAAAACTAGATCACTCTGAGTTTGATACCTTCAAGGATTTCTATACAAAGGGTTGGCAAAAGTTTGTAGAGTACAACATCAAAGACGTGGAACTTGTTGACCGTTTGGAAGACAAGATGAAACTGATTGAACTTGCTCTTACCATGGCATATGATGCCAAGGCAAACTATGAGGATGTATTCTCTCAAGTTCGCATGTGGGATACAATCATCTATAACTATCTGAAGAAAAGGAATATTGTTATTCCTCCTAAAGAGCGTTCTGATAAGGACTCTAAGTATGAGGGTGCCTATGTGAAGGAACCAATCCCTGGCATGTATGAATGGGTAGTGAGTTTTGACTTGAACTCGCTATATCCTCACTTGATTATGCAATACAACATTTCTCCAGAAACACTTGTTGAAGAAAAACATCCAACAGTTAATGTGGATAAAATTCTCAATCAAACTATTAACTTTGAAATGTATAAGGACTATGCGGTATGTGCAAACGGTGCCATGTATCGCAAGGACGTGCGAGGATTTCTTCCAGAACTGATGGAAAAGATCTATAATGAACGGGTAATCTTTAAAAAGAAAATGCTTGAGGCAGAGCAAGCATATGAAAAGAAAAAAACCAAAGAGTTGGAAAAAGAAATTGCCCGATGCAATAACATTCAGATGGCAAGAAAAATCCAACTTAATTCTGCCTATGGTGCTATTGGCAACCAGTATTTTCGTTATTTTAAATTGGCAAACGCCGAGGCAATCACCTTATCGGGTCAAGTTTCAATTAACTGGATTATGAATAAGGTAAATGCCTATCTCAACAAAATTCTCAAGAGTGGAGATGTTGATTATGTTATTGCTTCAGATACTGACTCTCTGTACGTTAATATGGGTCCTTTGGTTGAAAGTGTATACAAAGGGAGAGAGAAAACTACTCAAAGCATCGTTTCGTTCCTTGATAAGGTCTGTAGGATGGAATTTGAGAAATATATTGAAAATTCTTACCAAGAATTGGCAGAGTATGTGAATGCATATGAACAAAAGATGTTCATGAAACGAGAATGTATTGCTGAACGTGGTATTTGGACTGCAAAGAAGCGATATATTTTGAGTGTTTGGGATAGTGAAGGGGTTCGTTATGAAGAACCTAAACTCAAGATCAAAGGTATTGAAGCAATCAAATCTTCAACTCCAGCACCATGCCGTAAGATGCTCAAAGAGTCTTTCAACATCATGATGGGTGGATCAGAAGATGATATGATCAACTTTATTGATAAATGCCGAAAAGAGTTTAGATCTCTTCCACCCGAACAGATTGCATTTCCAAGATCTGCATCTGATGTTCGTAAGTATCATTCCAATTCTGATATTTACTCAAAAGGAACTCCCATTCATGTTCGGGGAGCACTTCTGTTTAACCA